CAATGACCATCACACTAACCCGCGAAGAAGTGCAAAACGTGCTGGATGCGTTGCAATGCGCTACCCCGCCGACATTCAGCGCAAAGATAGTGGAGGATTGGCAAAGCGCAATCGAAACCCTCCGCACTCGACTTGCGCAGCCTGAACCGGAGCCGGTGGCAGACAAGTACCTGATGGAAGTTGAATGCACAAAGTGCGGAGCGAAACAAGACGGAATCTTGACTGTCACCGCCCCAGCACAGCGCGAATGGCAGGGGCTGACGGATGAGGAGATTATGTCGCTGTTGCCCGGCGCAGTCAGGCTCCCACCGGGATGGTCTGAAACTGTTCGCGCCATAGAAGCCAAGCTGAGGGAGAGAAACGCTTGACTACTTTCCAACTAATAACTTTTATCGGCGCTGCATTAGTGGGTGCCGGTGGACTGATAGCAATTGTCGGCCTGATGCTATCCGTCTTATTGTGGGATCAGGACGAAAACTAACTGGGGCTAAACATGAGTGACTTTTCACCCGAAGTGCGTAATAACGCATTGTGGTCTAACGATGCACGCCGGTTTGTTGAAGGTAGAGCCGGTGAGGTATATGCCGAAAAGATTGGCGTTAAACCGTTAGATGACCTATCTAACGTCGAAGCCGTGCAAATGGGTTTGGTAATGCAGGAACCCATCATGCGCGAGTTTGCACGCAGACAACGCATCAATTTCAAAGATGCTGACTACGCTCTATACCACCCGCAACATACCTTTCTTGCCTCACACTTTGATTACATTTCAGAGGATGGGCAGACACTCTATGAGGTCAAGAATCTAGGTATCCATCAGCGTAAGAAGTATGGCGATGATGGTACAACTGACATTGACACAGGCTACCGTGTGCAATGCTTGCATGAATCCTTAGTCCACCGCATCCCTAACGTGGTGCTGGTTGTCTGCTTTGGCGGTCAGGAAATCTGCCACTACCCGCAGCATTTCTCAGAAGAGCAATGGGATTTACACGCCAGAGAGATGGCACAGTTTTGGGGCAGGATTAAGGCTAGAAACTTTGACCCTGAAACAATGGGCGATGCTGCCAAGATTGTGTACAAGCAAGATAACGGCAACAGCCTGTTAGCCAATCAGGAATTGGAAAACATTTGCGAGATGCTGAAGATCGTCAAAGAACAGCGCAAAGTATTAGAAGCGCAAGAAGATGCCCTAGCTGCCAAAGTGCAAGGCTACATGATGGAAGCCAGCCAACTAGCTACCTATGACGGTCGAATCCTAGCCACTTGGAAGGCCAGCAAGCCTACAAAATCCTTTTCTAAAGACTTGTTCCGCAATGCCATGCCAGAGATGTATGAAAAGTTTGTTACTGAGCAACCGGGTTCCCGCCGTTTCCTTTTGAAATAGGAGATAAAAATGAATAACGAACCAGCGTTTCCACAAGAAAGAATGTTGCCAGATGGCAGTCATGAAGAGTGTGAAGGGTTGTCAGTGCGCGATTACTTTGCAGCGAAAGCCATGCAATCACTGATCCTTGACGATGAAGTGCATGAGCAAGTAAAAGAAGCAAATTTTGGTCAGGACGAATGGCATGAATTCGTTGTCTTTTGTTCATATAAGTTTGCAGATGCAATGATGAAACGGAGGCAAAAATGAGTAACGTAGTCAACATGGCAGGAGAGTCGGCAATCGTCGCACTTGATCCTGCTATCCAATCATCCATTGTGTTGCGTGGTGACTTATCAGGACTGAACGAACAGCAGAAGCAGGACTACTACCTGTACCGCTGCCGCCAAGTTGGTCTTGATCCAGCCGCTAAACCTTTTGACTTGCTAACACTCAATGGAAAACAAATCCTTTACGCGAACGCAGGAGCTACTCAACAGCTATGTGCGCTCCACAAGCTATCCACTCAGATTACGCATCGGGAACGTGTGGATGGAATTTACATTGTCTCCGTCCGATGCACGGGCGCTGACGGAAGAGTTTCAGAAAATCAAGGCGCAGTGGATGTCTCAACCCTTGTCGGCGAGAGATTGGCTAATGCCATCCTTAAGGCAACTACGAAAGCAATACGCAGGTCGGTTCTTGCGCATTGTGGACTCGGAATGCTTGATGAAACTGAAGTTGAAACCATCCCAGAAGCGCGTAAAGAGCCTCTGATTGTTCCGCAAGCAGTTGCACCCATCGAAGTACCTGCACCACCACCAAAGTTGACAACAGGCGTGGCTTTCATGGTGCCGGGTAAGACCGAAGCCTATGCCTATCATGCCAACGACGATGAGTTTGTCAACGGCTACTTGGATATGGTCAATAGCATTATGGCAAGCGCCAAACTGAACGCTGCTGAGAAGCTGGCAAAGATCACTGCATTAGAAGGTGCGAATGACTTTGTGCTTGGCATGATCGAAGCTGATAAGCCAGTGTTGTTCGAGGTATGGACGCGAGGGGTTAAAGAGGCAAAGGAGGCTTGCGATCAGCAGATAAAAAAGGGTTGAAGCCAGCCAGCGGCAAGGGGCAATCAGCCATGATCCTAGATCATTTGCAGCAAGGTGATGGCATTACAGCCCTTGATAGCCTAAGACTGTACGGCGTGCTACGGCTGGCGGCACGCATTGAAGAACTTAGGAAAGATGGACACACCATCGTGACGCAAACGGTGCGTGTTGGAAAGAAAGAAATCGCACGTTATTCATTAGTTAAGGAGAAGCAACATGGATCGACCAGACATTGAACGCAAGATGGGTACAGGGGTACTACTGAGCAACCGCAACAAGAAGTCGCCGAGTAGTCCTGACTGGCGTGGTGAACTGAAGGTATCTGAACACTACGCTCCGGGTGACACAATCAAGCTGGCAGCATGGACTAAGGACACGAAAGGGGGTGCGCTAATTTCTATCAAAGAAGATACTTGGGTGCCGCCTGAAAGTACCGGCCCCGGCAATGTCAACCCTTTCCCTAGCAAGCGGAAAGATGATTCTGATTTGCCTTTCTAATGGAGGTCACATGAAATACCTATTTGCGTTATGGTTAGCGATTACCGCACCACTGGTTTGGGCAAGCTGCACTTACAATACCTACTGTGATCAGGGTAGGTGCGTAAGTTGTACAACGTGCTGTTACGGTTCCAGCTGCACGACAAACTGTTATTAACTCTTTTCGGGGAAAGCGGATTCTGGTTTGATGATTAACGTCGTCAAGGATAGAGCCAGTGCAGCGAGTACCCCACCCCCACCATGAGCAAACTTAACAGGCAGCGTGGCGCAAGCTATGAACGTGAAGTCGCCAATGCGATATTTGATCAGCTAGGCATACGCATTCGACGGAACCTGAAGCAGTATCAGGTGTCGGATGAAGGTGACTTAATCCTTGGCAAATATCTCATTGAATGCAAACGCAGACGCAAGATTGCAGTGTATGATTTTATGGAGCAAGCAGAGAAGGCTTGCGAGATAGGTCAAATACCCCTTGTGATCATGCGTGAGGATGGCAATAAGTCTTTAGCCATGCTCCGACTTTCCGACTTGCTGACTCTGTTAGGTAACGAATTAACCCCCCATCAGCCACAGGATGAACCTTCGCCTGAAGGTAGTTAGGAGCGTTGCGGGGCGCAGCGTCACTGTGGCACGCCCCACCTTTACGGAGATTACATGGAAAAGCAGAAACATATCTTTATTGCAACACCTATGTATGGTGGGCAATGCACAGGTGTATTTGTTCAGTCGTTGATTAATCTGATCAATGTCTTAGGTGCCAAGGGTTACAAGACTTCTTGCGCCTTTATGTTTAATGAAAGCCTGATTACTCGCGCACGTTGCAACATGGCGCATCAATTCCTGCAAGGGGATGCTGATTACCTATTCTGGATTGACGCTGACATTAAGTTTCGGGCAGAGGATGCAGTCAAAATGCTTGAGGCTGATGTTGATGTCATAGGTGGAATCTATCCAAAGAAGGAAATTAATTGGCAATTGGTTAAGCAAGCGGTACTGGATGGCAAAGAGAACTTGCAAAACCATACCGGCAGCTTTGTGGTCAATCTGCTAGAAGGCGAGTCTTCTATTACGGTGCCAGTAGATCAGCCGTGTGAAGTTTCAGCCCTTGGCACAGGCTTTATGCTGGTCAAGCGTGATGTCTTTGAGCAATTGAAGCCTCACACAGACACTTACGTTAGCGACATGACGCACTTGGCAGGTCAGGAAATCTACGCTTTCTTCCTTGATCCCATTGATCCAAAGAGCAAACGCTTGTTGTCAGAGGATTACTTCTTCTGTCACCAGTGGCGCAAGATTGGCGGCAAGATTTATGCAGCACCTTGGTGCCAAATGGGTCACATGGGAACGTACCTGTTTGAAGGCGGCTTGATGGGTGCTGAGTGAAAAAAACCCCGCCAGAGGAAGGCGGGGTGAAAGCCTAGAGGGAAGACTAGGCCAGCAGCGATTAGCGTTTCGTCTTGCGTGCAGTCTTGGCAGACTTGCGGAATGCAGCATCGGTGGGCGCACCCTTACTTCCGGGCTTTCTCATGCGCTCACCGCTTCCCGCTTTGATTCTTGCGCGTTTAGCATGAATATTGCTATAGAGTCCTTCTTTCATTTGATCCCCCAAAAGTATAAGTCGTGAACCGTATCATTACTTATAAATTCATAGACTTTGAACGCTGACAAGTCTATTTCCTGCCGCACATCATCCTCAGTCAAGTTGCGGTAGTAGTCACCGCAGAATGGCGCATCTTGTGGGCTAGTCCTGCGTGTACCGTGTTCCTTGCGTCCAGTGGTAGCACAGCTAAAGAATACCAAACCTGACGCCATCCTGATCATGTTTTTTAGCGTCGCCACCCATTCAGGGTTATGCTCAAAACATTCACAACTTGCAACAACGTCAAAACTATCATTTTGATAGGTGAGGTCTTCCCCTCTAGCCACCACATCAACGTCGGCTCCCTCGCCAAGATCAACCCCAACATAGGTGCATTGCTCAAAGAATGGTCTGATTGAACCGTTGATATTAAGACTGCCTATTTCTAGAACGCTCTTTCGAATGAAGTATTCAGGAAACTTATGACGCAAGCCAGCCACAAAGTCTAACTGCGCTTGATGACTCATTTAATCCCCAAATACTTTCTTACCTGATCCAAGATCATTAGCTGCTGCGGGGTGTAAAGCTCTGCCGCATTGTCGCCAAACTGATTAAAGGTATAGCCTCGGAATATCTCAGGCACCCCACTGCTCTCAGACCATTCCTCAAAGGGGCGTGTCTCACCAAAGTTTTCTTTGTGATACTTGTATCTTTCTTGCATCATTTGGGGATCAAGCGATTCACGGAACTGACCGTAATACTTCTTCAGCTCTGGATCAGCCTGCACGCCATAGTGCGATACATAGTCACCAAGGATGTCGATTGGCTTGACGTTAGGACGGAATACTTCAATGCCCACTCTGCCCATCGGTAAAGACTTAGGCCGGGGCATCTCAGGCGAACCCGGCTCATCAGGTGGGTAGAACTCCAAAAACCTAGTTTCCTTAGGCTTTGGTGTGTAAACGATGTCTAGCTCTTTGTCTTTTAGGTAAGGGAACGCAGTCTGCGCTTCTGACAGAAAATCAGGCGTGCGCTCTTCTGTCATGGCTTCCATGACTTCATCATCTTCTATCTGCAATTCCACCTCCGTAGCGACGCCTTTGCCCGTGTAGCTGGCCCTTTAGCCTTGCGTACTACACCAGCCATACGCGCACAGAAACTAGCTTTGCGGCCTGCATCCTTCTTCGTCCTTGGATTAGGCGCAGGCGGCTTTAGATTGCTGCCAGTCTCGCGGTTGTACTTAACCCTACCCTTGGCAGTTAAGCCAGCACCCTTGCTCACAGGTAGCTTCTCACCGCGCCCAATAGCCAGACTGACGCCTTTCTTAGCCATTAGTAACTCCACACGTTTGGTCTAGGTGGCGCTTGTACCATGTCCACATGGATGAATCGACCCGTACCCTTTTGCTGTACGCCAATGCCGGTAAAGCCTAGCTTGGCAGCAAGCGTCAGGACTTCATGCGCAGCCCTACCATCCACGCCAATGTCAGCAGCAAGGCCAGTGGTGTGTGCGCCAGAGGTCTTCTTAGCAGCCTCAATGGGATGCTTGGGGCAACGGTAGCCAGAAGTAATCCGCAAGGGTTTGCCATACAAGGTGCGCAACTCTTGCAGCTTCTCCATGAACTCAGGCTTCATCTCGTTCTTACCGCAATGTTTGCAGTCAAACTCAATGGCCTGAAAACTGGGGTACTTTGACCAGTCCATGTCAGTTGTCTTTAGTCAGCATTCCTAGCAAACCAGCAATGCCGAGGCCAGCAGTGACTACGGCCTCAGCCATTTGCGGGGCAATCGGAACGCCTACCGCAGTCAGAAAGAGGATGGCGCCACGCCATGTCGATGGCTCTCTTGCACGATCAAGAATGTACTGTTTCATAAACCTTCTCCCGGCGTGATGTACAGCTTGGCATTGTTGTGGGGCGCAATGATGCGAACGTAGGTAGTCTTACCGGGGCCAACCTGCGGCCCAGTAAATACCTTCTCCGCATACGGTGCAATTGCCACCACAGGAGCACCATTTTCTGTTGGGATAGTCGCAGTAATGTTGGCAGTCTGACCATAGGCCACAAACACTGGATCATTCTTGTCCGGGTTAAATACAAAGTATTGATTGACCGGACTAACCGCAGTGATCGAAACAACATTACCCTCAGTGTTTGCGGTGGCAGCAGTTGCTACCACGCAATTGCCCATAGGCTGAAAGGCAATATTGTTAGCCATTAGATAATCCTTCCACCACCAGCGTTGCCCGGCTTTGATGTTGGCGACTTCTTCTGGTCAGGAGAGCCAGAGAAGCATTGCATACCCATGAAGCCCATAGGATTGGTGCGAGTAGGCTTGCCACGACCATAGGTGTCAGAGATAGAAGCGGAACGATAGGCTTCGCCTGCGCTGCCCTTATGATTCTCGCTCGACATCATCACCGTCGTGCTGGTTTTGCTAATGTTAAGTTTCATGCGATTTCCTTTCAACGATCATGCACGGCAAGTAAACAAAGACAGCAAAGAAACCTGCCATTGCCATCCTTTCCCATGTTGGTACTACCATCGCCCAACAAGCCAACACAAAGCTAAACAACAACGCCAAAAAGGTTAAAGCCTTGTGTGACAATATATCCATTGCAACATTGATAATTCTAATAGCAGCCCCGTCAACCATCACTCATCTCCTTCATCGTCAGGATTAAAAAATCCTTTGCCCCATTCATCGTCACTGATCTTTTGCTTGATCTGCTCTAGCTTCAAGACCCTATCTAGCACCTTGGTCTTGTCTGTCAGTGATGCTGTTGAATCATTCATTGTTTGCTTGAGTAGGTCATAGATAGCCTGCTCAAGCTCTGGATTCAGCCCCTTTTGTTTTTTCATCGCTCCATTTTCCGATTGTCACGTTTCTGACGCAGCATGGTAGTCCGAACGCTTACCAGCATTGGGCCACCTCGTTTGTCTGCCATTTGCTTGGCAGATTCTTTCATCCGGCGTAACTCTTCCACGCCAGAGTTCATCTTGTCATTTCCATTGCCATTGTCGTAATTCATCGCTTGCTCCCTCGCTTCATACGCGATTTGCCAGCTTTTGAGTACGCAATCGCCACAGCCTGCTTGACAGCTTTACGCACGCTTGCAGGCTTGCTCGTACCAATCTTGCCGGATTCCTTAAAGCCACGAACCATCTCGCCAATGTTCTTGCTGATGGTTTTAGCACTTTTACCTTTCATTAGGGGCATTTATTCCTCCGTTTGCAATGGTTTTACAGCCGTGCCAGCAGCTACGCTCTGAGCGCCTCTTTGCAGCATAGTGCTAGGTGTCTCTTTGCCTAACCTTCTTTGCAATGCTCTTGCTACACCACTTTCCAGTCCCAAGGCAGTAGTTCCATATCCTTTAGTAGTACGCAATAAATCAGCCAAACCCGGCCCTTCAGAAACTTTTTGCCATCTTGCTCTTAGCTGAAGTTCTCTGCCTATGTTGCCTAATTCATCAAGCTCACCACCAGCACGACGAACAGCTTGCTTCTGTGCGCCTAACATATTGCCTAAAGATTCAAGGCTAATGTCGCCACCGCGAATACCTTTTTGCCGAATTAAGTCTTCAAGGATGACTGAGTTCCGATACAAAGGACGAATACGATTTAATGTTTCTGCAATTTCAGGATGATTTCTTGCAACCGATCCATCAATAGCATCAACTAACTCGTACAGGCGATGCGCATCACTGCGGTCACTTGCCGACCTTGCCGCAGCCATAAGGTCATTGCGTATTGTTTGCAGCGCATCACCAGCAATTGCAAACGTGCTAGGTTGCGCCCCCTCTCGTGATGCTAAAGAACTAAAACTTTTAACAATTTTGTCTGCTGCACCGCGCACTGCCGCAAGTTGTTGACTTGGCGGCAACTGTGTTTCAAATGTACGAATTGCGTCTAATGCTTGAACAGCTTTGTTATCAATGTTAAAGGTTCTGCCTTTGTAAAGCGTATCAAACTCTTTGCCAAGGTCTTTTAATCTTCCGCGCACAAACTCTGGTGTAATTTCCGCAGCTTCTACACCAGTTGCTTTTGATGCAAGTTTGTTAGCAAGGTTTTGGTTTTCAACCGCATTAAAGGTTGATCCCCTTGCTGGTGCAGGCACATCTCTTCTAACCTGAGAAGGGCTAAACTTAAAACCTAATTTCTCACCAGCTCTTGCTAACGCTTCTTTTGAGCTTGATGTTGTTCCAAGTGCCATTTGACCGCCAGTTTTAAGCAGTCTTGGCAACGCTGTACCAAATCCACCAACAATCTCACCGCCTGTTTTATAACCAGATAACTCTTCTCTTGGCGGTTCAATGCCTAATTTTGACAATCCTTTTTCAATTTCTGCGCCGGTTGGGAAAATAGTTTCCCTACCCATAAATTTATCTCTTTGCCCTTTTTCTCTTAAACCCAAATACTCTGGCACCGTATAAGCGCCAAACTTTTCAAGCTCTCCAGCGCCACCGCCAAAACCAACGGCAGCACCATACAAACCAGCGCCTAACTTTTCTTTTGCCGTTGGTTCTTTGGGCATAAACTCAGAGGCACCTTGCGATGCCGTTGCCTTTTGTTTTTTAAGGCGCAGTAGTTCTAGCTCTTCATTTTCGTCTAGCATTTGCTTTCCTTTCAAGCTCGTCCAAACGCTTTTGATCTTCTTCTGTAAAGGTTGTGCTACCGCTACCAGAAACTAAACCAGTTGTTTGTTGTTCAATTGTTCTAGTTCCGGGTTTTCTTGTTGCCCTAATAACATCAAGCGTAGTGAATGGAACGGCTTTTTCAATTCTATTAACTAGCGCTTCTGCGGTTCTTTGCTGATCTGCACTAATCAATCCAGCCTCAATAGCAGGACGTATGTTTTCAGTCGCAATACGCCGAATATCAGCCAGCTTAATTGCCACCTTTTCTGGCGTATCAATACCAGCTTGGATGTAAGTACCCGACTGCATTTGATTTGCCAAAACTGTCAAACCAGTTGCAACACCACTTGCCTCAATTGCTGCCAAGTTTCTACCGATGCCTGTAAACAACGTATTCATCATTTCGGCGTCGTTAGAACTTATTTTTCTACCAACAGCGTTACGCAAGTAATTGGTCAAACCGTCTTTTGTTTGCAGGTTAGACAATATGCCAATGGTTGTTCCTGCTGGAAGTTCTTTAATAGATTCCAGCGCAGACGCCACACCACCCAAAGAGTTGATAGAACGCTGTACGATAAACCGTTGCTGAGTCGCTTTTGCGCCTCCTTCGCTACCACCGCCCATGCCTTTCAACATAACTTTGCCAGCCAGAATAGCCTGCTGCTTTGCTAATTCAGCATCAGCCTGATCAGAAGCAGCAATAGCTTTTGTAAATAGCTCATAGGCTTTCTGATAGTTTCCTTTGCGTAACTGTGCAGCAATCAGGCCATTGCCAGTCTGACTTTCAATCAGCTTGGCTTCCACCATTGCTGCATTACGATCTTTGGAAAGCAGGTTCAGCATACGGTCAAAGCGATCTTTGAGCATATTGTTATGCTCCTTACGCGCCCTGTCTGCCTCATCAAACTTTAGCTTGGCAGCATTGAATCTTTCGCCCTGCACACGGTCTTCAGCATCCTGCATCTCACGAATTGCAACCAACTGTGCGCGTGCAGAGGCACCGCCTAGTCCTCCGACAATGAGGGAAGATAGAAGACGCATACCTGCGTTTTTCGCATAGTCCGATGCCTTAATCTGCGGCGCTTCAAACTGCGAATAAGGTTGAAGGCCAGCTTCCAGCGTCGCTGTTTCTGCTCTGGATTTAGCTGCCAAGTCGCGCTCTGCTGCGGCTTCTTTCTGTCGTTGACCTTGTTCAATGCCAAACTGTGCTTTAGCCGCTTCTTCTTCAGCCCTAGCGCCAGCCTCAAAGGTTTCGCCTAACTTGCCACGCGCAAATTCTGCACGGCCTTTCATTGTGGGCTGCGCACTCAAACCCTTAACTAAGGATGGTGCTGTACCTAATGCGTCACTCAATGTATCAACTGCCATAATTACCTCCCGGTAGCGGCTGGTACAGGCGCTTGAGTACGCTGTGCCTGCTGTACTTCACGGCCTAGAATGCCAGCAAACAACTGTGCCAACTGCTGATCACGCTGCAATTCCATCTCTAGTGCGCGACGGTCATATTGATCTGCAATGTTGGCAAGACGCAAGGCTTCGGTAAAGCTCTCTTGACGGGCTAGACTACGCGCACGACGCTGCTGCGCTGCCAGAATACCTGCGGCTGCACTGCCTGTTGGCGTACCACGCGCACCAAGTTGCTCTCGCGCACGGGCTTGCTGAATCTCTAACTCTTGCTGTTGCTCTGGCGTTAAGCCTTCGCCAGTCGCACGACCCATTGCTTCAGCCTGTGCTTGACGGAAAGGTTGTGCAGCAGCGCGAGTGGCTTCAATGTCACGGCGCATTGCTTGATTAGCCTGATTAAACATCAAGGCTTGCGCCAGAATGTTGGCACCAGCAGTACCAGCGCGTGTCAGATTTGGATAGCGGTCTAGCAAATCTTGCAACTCATTCAGACCCCTTTCGGCGCGTTGAGCAAGCGAAGGCTCACCAGCAGGTTGCGCAGCAGTTTGGTCAGTCAATGTACGAAGTTGAGGCAAACCCTCACCATAGCCGCCGGGGAATCTTGCCCGGTCTTCCATGTAAGGCCCAGTAGCTTGTCTCGCGGCTCTAGTAGTTAAATCTTCTTGCGGCAACTCTCTAAACCCTGTTCGGCTGATGCCGGGCGCTTGACCAAGATCAGCAGCCGCATAGCTCTCTGGGCTAAGTCTTGGTAAGTAATTTGCAAAATCAACATCAGCATATTCACGCTGCGGTCTAACATTTGCACTTACAACTTGATCAGGTGGCGTAAGACGAATTTCTGGCTCATCAGCTCTAAAGCTAAATTGACTTATTGGCTCAATCTCTGGCTGATCCACACGGAAAGTCTCTGCTTCCGGCTCAAAGCCATAGTAGGTATCTAAACGACGACGAGCAAACTCAGGCAATCCAGTCATCGGGTTGATGGTGCCGCTACCGCCAGCCTCCATCAGCATATCGGCTTCTTCTGGCGTAATGTGAGCAAGCATGGTGTCACCACGACGCCCCATGCGACGCAGCATTTCAGCCATTGCTTTAGCATCACCCATGCCACGACTGCCAACCATCATCTCAAGTATTTTCATATTAGCCACCTAGTGCCTTTCTTAAACGCAAGGAACGGGTGTTCCATACGCTTTGCTGTGCGTCTTCCTCACCGCCAAAGATAGGTTCTTTCTCACCCACGATTGCTGCTGTTGGGCTAGTGCCTACGACGCGAGGACTGATTGAACTTGGTGCTGCCCTTCTAATGCTGCCTCTTGCTGGTCTGACATCCATTGGTCTGAAATCAGGCTCAGGCGCTTCAGGCTCAGTCAATGGAAACTGTTGATTCAGATACTCAATCAACTCTTCGTCAGTGAACTTGGTGAAGTCGATTGGCTCTTCAATCAACTCATCTTCCACCTCAACCTCTGGCAGACGTTCTCTTTCCTCGCCAGCCGCTGCACTTTCAAGCAACTCAGCGCCCGTCATTTCTTCCGGCGCTCTACCACCGCCACCTTCACCAGCGCCAACGCCTTCACCAGCACCCATGCCACCAGTTGCGGTAGTTGTAACACCGCCTGCGGTGCCAGCAGCTTTAGCTCTACCGGATGGCAATGAACTTGGAATAGTGCGACCAGTGCGAACATCTGGTGCGCCTTCAGTTACGATAACTTCTGTTGAACGAACTGGCTGACCCTCTATGTCTTCTGCCAAAACAGGGTTCATGCCCAAGCCAGCGGTAGCTTCACCGAGCTGCCTGCCAACACCGGGGCTGCGAGGCTCAGAGAAAGCAGCAATAATCTGCTTAGTCCTCTCAGTTTGCGGTCTATTCTTTAACTCTTGTAATGCTATTTCACCTTCTCTGGATAAAGCGCCAAATGCAGCGCCAGCTAATTCTTGTCTGAAGTCACCACCAGCAGCAGTGCGGCCTGCCACCTCACCAATATCAGCGGCAATGTCACCGGTAAAGCTTCTTGGTTGTTGACCTAATTCAACAGCACCAGAGCGTGCCAAGGATGCGCCAGCAGAGCCAGCAGCACCCATCAATGCGGCTTCACCTACATCTTGACCAGTAACGACAGCGCCAGCAGCAGAGCCTACTGCGCCACCAGCAGCATTAGCTAAAGCAGTTTGTGCTGTGTTGCCAGCAGCGCCAATCGCTTCTCCAAGACCCTTTGCTACAGGAATGCCAACGCCTTGACCGACAAAGCTTCCAAGCGCAGCTTTACCAATGTCTTCTAAGTCACCACCTTGTGACGCTGAAATCAAACCAGCAGTCACAGGTTGAACCGCAATACCTGTTATGCCAATGCTAGGCAAAAGCGCCGGTGCAGCAACAGCAATAAGCGCAACTTCAGGGTTTTCAGCAACGTATTTAACAGTGTCAACGACAACTTCAGCTACATCTTCAACTAAGTCGCCAACAGCTTCAACAACATCGCCAACTACTTCAATACCTTCTTCTACAACGTCTTTAACGATAGGCGCTGCAACAGCAACGCCAGCGCCAACGGCGACAATGGCAACGACAACAGGCATTATGCACCCCCTCTCGCAGGCCCAGTCTTTATACTTCCTAAGAATTGACCGTCACTAAGTTTGCGTAGGTTGTAACCCATCTCAGAATTGGGTGGGTTCTTTGAGATATAACGGAAGATTTGCAAAATGGCAGGATCATAGAAGGTCGATGCCATTGTGTCGAAGCCCATCTTGTAGCAAGCGCGGATAAACTCCAAACTATTTTGCAGATAGTTGGCAGCAACATCAGCATTAAACGCACGAAACCAGCCTACGCCGGGTTGTGCTTTATGAATGATGAAAAGCGTATTGCCTTGACGGACAAACAAGGTGTCATCCATTTTTAGCTCTTCGTTGACCATAGCGATTGCTTTTGAGCGATCAACGCCTGCGTCCGTATTCATTGCAGCAATGGCTACAATATCTTCTGGACTGAGTTCCTGTTCTCGACTGTCCACCATCTGAACCATCATTACCTCACTGGGTCAAAGATTGCTGCGGAATACACATTACCCATTCCAGCGGCAAGACTAAGGATCAGCCCATCAGGAGTCTCGCAGTCCTCAGACAGGAAAATATCGTCTTTTTCTGTCCGGTTAGGAATAGCAGGTACAACACCATAAACCAGATTGTCAAGCAAAAGTAGCGTTTCTAGCAAGCCCGAAGCGCCCATTGTGTGACCTATTTTTGGCTTAAATGACGTGGCTACAAAGCTATTCAAAGTGTTCATCAATGCTAACTTTTCAGACACATTGTTAGACTCCGTGCCAGTGCCGTGTGTCTTCACAATTTTGATGTCAGTTGGGAACACTTCCCCATACCGCATGGCACCTTCAATAGCTTCTACATAGCCCGTGCCATCAGGCGCTTGGCCTATGGCATTGTTCCACTTTTCTGCCGCATGATAAGCGCCCACCAGCCTAGCTTTTGGGGTCAGACCATAGTGGTTGACCTCACCTTCTGTTTGCAAAACAGCAAAGGCAGCACCTTGACCGACGTAAAAGCCCCCATTTCTGCTATCAAAGGCGCTAGGCACAATGTCTTTGCTAGTTTCTTCAGCCAAGGTTAAGCAGGCACCTGAATCACCAAAGAATTGCAAAACGGAATTGGATACAGCGTCTTCGACAGACAGAATGATGAAGCGGGTAAAGCCGAAGGCTTCCAGCATCAGGCAGTCCATCATGACTTTGAGGCTAGATGCGCAGGCAGTGGAATCGGTAGCAATGTAATCGGGTTGGCAGATCATATTTGCCAGCCTGCCAGCCATCACTTGCGTAAGCGTAAAGGGCAAAAACTTGTACTCATAATGCAACTGCGTGTTCGTTTGGTTCTTGCGCGGGTTGATGCCAGCAAAGTGGGCATTGCCTGCCGCCAGAATGAAAGCAGTCTTACCTAGCGCCGGGTTTTCCCGCAGCCATTCCAGCGTTGCCGGTGCCATTACCATGTTGGCAAGGTTATGCGGTGGGTATTTGAACCCTTGTTTTGCACCTTGGTAACTTTCCGGTATGAAATGCACACGCTGTGGGTGCAGAATGTCTTCCATCAGCGTGGTTTGCGGGTTGGATACGGTATGCCCGTAGGTTAGGAATAGGCTCATTGCATCACCGCTATGGCTGAATTGACATCAAAGCCTTCTACAGTCGCGTTAGCCACCAGAAAGTCTTTCATTTCCCGCAAGTTTGCTGGCCTCATTTCCTTGCCAATCTCTTCTGGCACGGCAAAGGCATCACACAAGTACATGGCAATAATCAATAAATCTAGGCTATCAACGTCAATGGTTTCAAAGCCAGAATCTATTTGTTCGGCATTGACCGTTGGCTTTCCCATAGGTTTAGCCAGTGCCATTGCGGTGTTAAACAGCCGCAAGAAGTCTTCATCGGAAATCATGTCACCCCCAGTGTTCGTGCTATCTGCTCATGGATCAACAAGTGACTATTTACCCAATCGTAAAAGTCATCCTCTTGGTTGAAATCCAAGTCTAGCAGATTAAAGGGGTCATTCAGGTTAAGAATAGTGGAGTACGCTTGGTGTTCTTGTTGATGTATTAACAGCCAATCGTCAAGGTCTTGCGGGTCAGCATCAATGATGGGGTAGCGCGGCACATAGAAGCCAGCGTCAGTCAGTCTTTCCCAAAAGACTTGGTGTTGAATACCATTTTCAAACAGGAAGTCGCGGAGGCTGTCCGGCTCTCCGAAGATCGGAGTCGCCAGCGCATCCATGTTCAGGCTCATACCTGCTTATCTCATAACGTCTGACTTAGACACCTTATCGTCTAAGCGGTCAAAGATTTTGCCAAGCATTCCTTTAATATCTTGGATGTCTGAACGGTAATCATCCCGGTTGACATAGATCATCGGAATTTCCGAGATTCTGTCCTCGATCCTGACGATTGAGCGCGAGATACTGTTCAGTATCCACCCAAAAGCGGCTCCTGCGGCTGCAAAAAGAATGTTGATAAGGAACTGAGGTTCCACTGTCAGACTCCGTAATAAGGGATTTTCTTGGCGCTTCCGTTGACATAGACCGTTATGTAACCTTCTGGTGCCAGCGGCAAACTAGGATCAGGCATTGCCGCCGTGTTGCTGGTTGCTAAATTAGCATTAAGGTTAGATGTTACCGTAACATTCGATAACGTGGCGTTGCCACTGGTAATTGTCGTATTAGAAAGTGTCAGGTTTCCGACACTGGTTGTTGTACTGCCCAAGGTCAACGTCGTGCTACCAAGCGTCGTAGAACTATTTGCTAGGTAGTTATTGGGGAAAGTTGCAACAACACTGGTAATGTTGGCGTTGGCATAAGTGCCGCCATCCAGCGTAACGCTACTGACATTGCCACCTGTGATTGCCACATTGTTGGCATCTTGCGTGGACATCGTGCCAAGGCCAGACACCGCTGAGTTTGCAATGGCTATGGTTACATTAGCAGCACTGGTAATCCTGCCTTGAGCGTCAACGGTAACTTGGGATACTTGGCTGGCAGTGCCGTAAGTGCCGGGAGCCACTGCCGTATTAGCTAGAGTAATCGTGACATTGCCGATTAACTGTCCACCGCCAGTTAAACCCGTGCCTGCCAGCACATAAGCTGTATTCGGCGCAGCACCCACATCAGGGGCGGTTAGGACTACTAAGCCTGTCTGTCCGTTGACCGACAGCACTGCATCGGTATTGTCTATCTTCTGCCAGACAGCACCGTTAAAGACCGCAATGTCATTGACCTGCCAATCAGTAATGCCATTGAGGTTAGTCGAACCTGCTTGGCTGACAACGTAGTAATCACCCTTATCACCAACGCTGGAAGTCAACGTAGGATCGTTGATAGCAGCGTTCCAAGTACCCTTGTAAACAAGAGCGCCGATAACATTGATATAGGTGCTTACGGTCTTTAGCATTTTTAGCTTCCGTCGCCCGGTGTGATGTAGATAACAGCGGAACTAGAACCTGTCGATGCCGTGAAGTAAGCATTTGGCAAGAAGGTAATGATTTCGTCTGTACCAGCCAACAGCGGAATAGCTTGACCGGAAGAAGTCACTACCGACGCAGCAGCATTAGCCGCAGCCGCAGTCGTGCCAACGCCCAAGAAAGCGGTCACAGCACCAGCATTCAGGATGCGGTACTGGTTGCCCCCAAGGGTAGTAGATACGGCTTGTACCGCAGCAGGCGCAGTCGTTGCTGCCGTAAATGTCACGGTATTACCGGACGGGGTAAAGGGTGCATTAACTGCCATTGGAATCCTCCGGCTTGGGTTGCTGCTCGTTAAACTGCGCTACCAGCTTTTGCCATAACGGATGAGCATTAGAACTTGTTGGCAAATTGCCAATGACTTGCAAGACAAACGCAGCTTCATTCTGGTCTAGTTCGAATTTCATTTTTTACCTTCGTTGATAGGTTCGTACTCACCTTTATTAACAGCATCTTGCAACACAGCCAATTCATCGCCAGACCAGTAACCTTTTTCAATCATGATTTTTAAGTGGTCAACATTACGTTTTACCGTATCTATTGCCTCTATCAAATCCATGTTTTCTGGTTTTTGAGCAACGTATTCGTTAATCAGGTTCACGCTGTCCATCGCTGCGCTGTAGTGGCGTGCAATGTCTTCAGGGGTAAGGTCGATCATGATTGTCCTTTCAGTGCGGCTAGTTCGGCGGCTTGTGCTTCGACTTTGGCGTTGAGTTCTTGGATGGCTTTGATGCACAGAGACACCATGTTGCTATACGCAAGTGCGTCTGGCGTTCCATCAGGGGCATACATTACAAACTCTGTAAGACCTGCGGCATCAACTTCTTCAGCGATTAAGCCTCCATATGTTGTACCCCCATCAAGCTCAGATTTGCTCTTGTACGTAACAGGACGAAGTTGCATAACTTCTGCAAGACCGTGTGTTGCATCCTGTACATCACGTTTGTATTTCAAAGACGAGGTGGATTTACGCAGTACACCGTTTGTCCCCACGTTGACGTTTGCCGCATTACCTGTGGTTTGTGCATCGACCGAAGGGAAGTACCAGTTTGTTGCATCGTGGTATCCCCTCGGATTCCCATCCCCATCTGACAGCACGATGTAGTTGCTTGCGGTGGTGATGTTGAGGCCACCTTGGTTGCCGTCGTAGCCGCCAAGGATGGTGTTGGCAGAACCAGTTGTGATTTGACGGCCTGAACCATTAGAGCCGTTGTACGCGCCAACAAAAGTGTTGCGTGAGCCAGTGGTCAAA